AATGTTGTTACACTTGATTTAGATGGCCAAGATTAAATGTAAAAAATATGGACCACCCCCAGTAGGCACTACGGCTTGGATTGTATGTGATTGTGCCTCTTGTGCAATACCAACTAAAAAAGATCAAGAAAAATTACTGAAGCAAGTTACAAGAGCTTTAATTTATATGCAGAGCAAAGAAAATTATAGACTTAATAAAAAAAAATAAGGAGTAAATTATGGATATTAAAGAAAAAGAGGAATATCAGAATCGTGATTATTGCGATTGCAACATCAGACTCAATATAACAATAGATATTGAAGCCTACGATGAATTAAAAAATATTCTTACCTCAGAGAAAGCTAAAAATTTTATCGCAGAGAGTTATTTGGGTGCTTTAGGCAACTACAGTGAGGCAGAAGTTTTGAGGAGTTTTTCTGTAGAAAAAATAGATGGCCAAGATTAATTCCAGAAACAAAGGCGCTCAGTTTGAGAGAGACGTTGTACGTATACTCAATAACTTCTTTATAGAG